ACTTGATGAAATATCACGGATGTCTCAACCCCGCTTGCTTATCTCCATTAATGTAACTACAAGAATATCACTATTCTTGCTAGATTCATTCAATGCAGATATAGGAAAGGGAGAAACTTCGACGCCTTTGTAGATAACCCTTTTCGCGAATTCATAAAAGTCTTTCGACTTGTGTGTCTTCGCTGGAGAGTATTCTACGTGGATCGATTTCAAAACATCCATATACATTTCCGCTACTAACTCGTTCCCAATTACTATATCATCACCAAGTAAAGCATAAGGTAAGGTCTTTCAACCTATACCAAGTTCTTTACAACAGTGATATATAATAAAATGGTGAGTTAATGCAAATGAATTGAATGATGAGTAAGCACCCATCGCAGTCCCAGCTTGATAGTTAAAACTATCTCCTTGGAAACTGAATGGATAACCTACCATCACATCCTTTCATGCATTAACAAAGTCAGTAGGCAATCTAGTCTCAAGTAACTGAGCTATTAGAGTAAGGGGGAATCTATCAGTCGCTGACGATAAGTCAACGCTGTAGAATACACCCTCATACCCTTCTAGTAGTTTTAGAAACTTAGACTGGTCAAGAGTACAATCCTGTCGAATCTTCTCTAGGAACCTTCCGATGTACAGGTGGAATGGTTTTAAAGCCATCTGAGATCAATAGTCAAGTACACCGATAGTTCTCATCTTTCCCTCTTTATCTGGGAAAGTTGATAACCTTCGGATAAGGCCTTTCAGTTTCTCAACTGGTCAGCCTCAATGAGTCATAAACTCATGTACTCGACCCTTGACATTTCCTTCGATTCTGTTCGCAATACCTGGCGAAATAACCTCCAAAGAGTTCTTTAACTCTTGTGGGATTAATTCAGCTTCGTATGCTGCAGTCCGAAGGGCATGCCCGTTAGGGCCTCTAGATAGCCTATAATCCATCCACCTAGTACTCTCGAGAGTTCTAGGGACAGTTTTAACAGGGCTAATCTTGTATCCCATATCCTCTCAAAAGGAGCGCATGTGCCTAGTCAAATCAGGTACGTCCCCTTTTACGGGTTGTGTGATTGTACTAGTGTCAACAACACCTTTCAATTTAATGGCACGCGAAGCGGTTAAGACAGTTAAGACTAGACGTATTACGTCATAGTGTTCATTGTCAACAAACCTCTTCAGAGGCCCAAGGATTGATGGGAACTGAGCAGATCCATAGCAGCTTGACTCTTTATGTCTGAGAGGGTTACCAGAAAGATAATTATAAAAATTATTTCTAGTAGCCTTTACAAAAGCAAGGGTGTCTTTTATACCCCTGTTTTTGATTCGGACAGAGAGCTTTCTGCATAGATCCTCTAGTAGTTCGATTGGTATGGGTGATCTATCTATATCACTTTTATGTGTTATAGATAGAGCTAACCATTTGATAACCTTAAGTGTAAAATCATAGATGACGAATCTATGATCCACTCTTTTCTTAAGAGTGGGAGAAAGTTTCTTGGTAGATTTTGTTTCTATCATTTAATTTTTTGTTTTACCCTTTCGGGTTATCTTAATCGGTTAGCCGAGAAACGGTTCGGGCTTCGCTAATGTTCACCCTGCACAAACAGACCAATTCCTGGTTTGCGCAAGTAGGTTTGACGCACCGTGGCGGGCTACCTGTATGGTAGACTCTCGCAAGAGAGTTATCCTCTCCG